ATATTGATGCAAATCACGCATATGATTATGTTGTTCAGGATATTAATTTATGGTACCCTAAATTGAAACTGGGTGGGTATCTATGTGGTCACGATTATATGAATATTGATTGGTATAACGACCCAAATTTTGCGGAAAATAAAAAAGATAAACATATATGGAATGGTGAATTTTATCACGGAGTATTTGGTGTTAATCCAGCCGTAGACGAATTTTGCAAAAAGAATGGTTATATACCAACAATAACTAATGAGCGGTTTGGTACTTGGTCTTTAAAAAAAAAACTAGAGACTAAAAGGATTGCGGTTTTAATTGTTTACGACGACAATTATGAAAAAATGAAAGAGATAACCGTAGATAGAAATATTAAAAAATATTGTGATTTACACGGATATACATTAATTCCACATAAAGTTGAAAATTTCGATAGAAGTGTTTGTTGGGCTAAAATATCATCATCAATAGATGTTTTGAAAACTAATAATTTTGATTGGTTATTTTTTATTGATTTGGATTGTTTAATTATGAATACCACAATAAAATTGGAAACAATAATTGATGACGATTATTCATTTATTGTTCCGTGTCATAATAATCCGGCAATTGATACCCCAACAATCACCCCATTTAATACTGATAATATCATAACAAGTCAATTTTTAGTTAAGAACGACGAGTTTGGTTTAAAAATATTAGAAGATATTTGGGAGGCAAAAGAATATCCTAATGGTATGGATTTTTTTACTCACGACTACGAAGGTAGACAGGCTAGAATAACTATACTTAAACCTGAATTCGCCCCTCATATTAAAATTATTGATGAAAAAATTTTAAACAGATTTTGGTATATAAATTCTCCGTTTATGGTATTCAACTATTTTGGAGTTAATGACCTATGTTGGAATCCGGGAGATTTTATAGTTCACGTCACAGGATATAAAAAAGAAGATAGGGTTAATCTTTTATGTGATTTAAACTTCTTTTCGGGTGGGGCGATAGTTAATGTTGAAATAAAGGATAATCGATTAATATTTAGGTCATTATTAGATATACCATATATTAAATTAAAAATTAAAGATTTAACGGACAATTTAATTTATGAAATTGAATATTATACATTAAAATCTAAAACACTTTTTTATATAGATTTATCTAATTACGTTATAACTGAATACATTAAAATTGAGGGATACGACAATGACAATAAATTAATATCATTACACAAATTAAATATAGAATAAAACTATGAATGAATTAATGACCAAATTATCAAATAATTTTGATTGTGATAAATCAACATATCATCAATATACAGAAATTTATTCTATATTGTTAGATAAATTTAAAAATGAAAAGTTCTCATTATTAGAGATTGGTATTGATGAGGGAAAATCTTATAAATTATGGGAAACATATTTTAGTCTTGCTAAAATATATGGGATGGATATTGGACATTCTTCAATTACTGAAAGAGGTGAAATTTTTATGGGAGACCAAAGTAATATAGATGATTTAATAAGTGTTTCATCTAAAATAGATGATTGTAAAATAATAATTGATGATGGTAGTCATATAGCCGACCATCAATTAAAATGTTTTTATTATTTATTTGAAAATTTATTACAAGACGGAGGTGTCTATATTATTGAAGATATTGAATGTAGTTATTGGAACCCTAATACCACATTATATGGTTATAATACCGGAAATCTAAATATTGTTGATTATTTCACAAAACTTAATCACACCGTCAACAGTCATTATAATTTACACTCAAATCCATTAAATATTAAAATGATTACATTTGCACCAAATTGTATTATTATACAAAAAGGGAATGAAAATGATAGGATTGAAAGAGAATATAGATTTAAAGATATGTTATGAAAAAAATTATTATAATAGGGTGTTATCCTTCAACTAATAATAGTGAAAAAATGTTATCAGACTGTATAGATATATTATCTAATACAGATTATGACTTAATGGTTGTTTCTCACTATCCAATCCCGACATATATACAAGAAAAAGTTAATTATACGTTATACGATAATGAAAATTTATTATTACCGTATGATTTAACACCAATAACATTTTGTATAACAACCGACTTTGACACAATAATCAACAATAATGGTCACACACTAACGGTCAGTAAAAACATTAATAATGGAATCAATTTTTGTAATAATTTGGGGTATGAGTTTTTTTATTTTCTTGAATCAGATAATTTATTTGGTGATAAAGATTTAAGTAAACTTGAAACATTGCGCGAGAAAATGTTTGAACAAAATAAAAAAATGATTTTCTTTCATCAATGTGCTGAAGAATATTTAATTTATGAGACTTTAATTTTTGGAGGAGTCCCAAACTATTATCTTGAGAATATAAAATTACCTTCATCAATTAATCAACTAATTAATACTGTTGTAAATCCGGGGCAATCATTAGAAAGAATATTATACGATAAAGTTAATAATCAAAATTTTAATTTTTTAATAATCAATCAAAAATCATCTTCTTTTTTTAATGATAGCGGAATTAACATTATTACTCACGATTATTCTGTTGAGATTATTGGGAATAATATTGATAATCGTTTAATTTTATGGTTAAATAATATAGCAAATGAAGAATTAATATTTTTTACAATAAATGATAATCATCATTTATCTTTAACGGCTAGACATTGGTATTACCAATACGTTAATGACAATGAAATTATTAATATAGAAATAAATGATAATGGTTACATCTCTCAAAAACAATTTATTATTACCGAAGAAAATAAAAATGAATATAGACAAAAAGGGTCTTTAAATTATAAAATCCAACAATGAGAAGTTTTATAACACACACAACAAAAAATTATGAAGATATTACGTATCAATTAGTTCGTAGCATCAAAAAATATTCAAAATATGATATTATTGTTTATACTATTGATTATACCGCAACAGATAAACTAACCTCTATCTGTAAATGTAAAAGGTTAGATTTAAATTTACCCTCACTATCTGAAGATAGTTTTACAACCTACGAGGGTAATCAATATGTTAATAGACAAACATTAAGAACTTTTCTATCGTTAGGGGCTAAAATTGATAGTATGTTGGACGCTTGTGAATCTCAAATAGATGAGTGGGTTTATTTAGACTCGGATTGTATTGCAAACACAAATATTGATGATTTATTTGACTATTGTAAAGAAGTTAAAGAATTTCCATTGGCAAGTTTAGGTCCGTATGAATATGTTTTAATTGTAAATTCAGATGGGTCTTTAAAAGGAAACCCATTTTGGAAAAAAGATAATTCGGTTGATTTAACAAATACTTTAGAATGGCCTATGATGAGTTTTTTTGGGATGTTACCTGAACAGAGAAGTCACTATAGAACAACTAATGTTATAGTTGGAACTAAAGATGTTAAAGATTTTATTTTAATATGGAAAGAATGTAAAAATCTATTTTCAAAAATAGTTGACGTTGCACATATTTGCCCATTTTCTGATGAAACAATTTATAATGTATTGACTTGGAAATTATCAACAGAAGGTAAAGGGTTACCTATGGTTTATATTAATGTTAATGGTGCGGATACTGTTAATCATTTTTTAACAACTAATGTTGAGTCAGATACAATGGTAAAAGAATTTTATTTATTACCAAAAAATAAAACAAATATTAAAGTATTTCACGGAGAAAAAAGAGAATCCGAAATTGAAAAAATATTTGATTTAATTGATAATAAAAATGAGACTTCTAAAATTAAAATTTTATTCTTGTGTCCTCATCTTTCAACCGGAGGTATGCCAAGTTTCTTATTAAAAAGAATTGAAACATTATTAAAATATACCACCATATTTGAAATATTTGTTGTTGAATATTCAAATGTTAGTTACGAGTATATTGTTCAAAAAAGTGAAATCCAAAAATTAATACCTCCATCTCATTTTTGGACATTAGGTGAAAATAAATTAGAAGTGATAGATATTATCAAAAAAAATAATATAGATATCGTTCATTTAGATGAGATGTTAGAATCCTTTGATGCGTTTAATAATGTTTCATCAGAATTAATGAATTTACTATACAATAATAATAGAACTTGGAAAGTTATTGAAACTTGTCATAACATATTTTTTAACCCATATTTATCCAAAAAATTTCACCCTGAGGCATACGCATTTTGTACTCCATACCATAAAGAAAAATCATTTACAGATATGCCATCGTATAGTGAAGTATTAGAATTTCCTATAGATAATAATATTACAACTGAAGATGATAAATTATCGTCAAAAATTAAATTAGGTTTTGATTTATCTAAAAAACATATCATTAATGTTGGTCTTTGGACACAAGGTAAAAACCAAAAAGAAGGTATTGAATTAGCAAGGTTATTGGAAAATACCAATCCGGAATTACAATTTCATTTCATAGGAAATCAAGCTCCAAATTTCCAAGAATACTGGGAACCAATAATGAAAGACATCCCCTCTAATGTTATTGTGTGGGGTGAAAGAAACGATGTTCATTTATTTATGAAATCCGCGGATGTCCTTATGTTTAATTCAACTTGGGAATGTAATCCATTAGTTTTAAGAGAAGCTGCATCATATGGTCTTAAAATATTATCAAGAAACTTACCACAATATATGGATATGTTTATTCAGTATATTACACCAATATATGATAATTTACAATCTACCAAGAACAAATTATTACAGTTATTGGATAGTGAGGTATCATATACATTACCGGTTAATCAATCAGAAACTTTTGCAAAGAAACACGAAAATTTATATAAGAAAGTAAACAATATGGATATTACTAAACAAGAAAAACTATCATTAGAAATTGAGGTGACTCAATATTTTGTTGAGAAACCTTTTTTAGAGATTAAAGGAACTGATGATGGGATTTATAATGTTAAATTCAGAGATGAACAAGGTGTTGTTCAATATGAAAATAATATCTCACTTAATACGTGGGTTAAATTAAATA